TCACTCCGGCTCTGGGGTCAAACCGTGATCTGTGCTTTGTATCCAAAAACGGGGTTACCCCATCAATCGAGATAGTGGTGAGTGGTACCAACACGCCCCTGTCCGTAAGTGTCGCTGGATCGGATGTGACCGTGCATAGTGCCACTAACGTAGGTGGCGCCGCGACGTCCACCGCTGCCCAGATCAAAACGGCCATCGAGACAACTCCAGCCGCTCTTGCGCTGTGGGAAGTCCGCTTGCCGCCCGGCCAGACTGGCGCGGGGGTGCCTGGCGTTTTAGCTCATACCCATGGATATGACGGCCTGGATTTCGCCGATCTAGCGCTCGTTGATTCTGGCGACCATCTGACATTCCAGGCAGAGGCAGGATCGCGATATTGGGATGAAGACGAAGCCCTTGCCGTCGAAGATAATGGCAGCGCAGCGTCTGGTTTCTCTGTAAACTACCTTCGGGGATCGGTGACGTTCGAAGAAACCAAGAGCGGCCACACCATAACCGCAAGCGGCACGCGCCGGAGCGAACTGGCTTTCGAAAAGATCCTCTTGGTCTACGATGGGAAACTGAAGATCGATGGCCGGGAGATCGACACCACCAGCATAGACGATGACGGATGGGGCAACTCTATCTCTGGTCGCCGGTCCTGGGACATGGCAGCGAACGCTTTCTACTATACCGGAGAATCCGATCTTCCGGACGTAGCCGACGTCCTCTACTGGAAGATCTATGCGATCAAGCATACCAAGAGCTTCGTCGGAATGGGCACGCTCTTGTCACTGGATCGCATTGTTGCCAATCCAGACAAGGCCCAGGAACGGGCTATAACCATAAAAGGAGACGGGGAGATCTATCCCGAAACATGAATATGGGACGGGCGATGATGTGGTTAGCGAAGGACTGCTGAGCCCTCCCTCCTAGGAAGGAATTTCTAATGACAAATGAAGATGCAGGAAAGAGCTTCATAACGCTCTGTATGGACGAAGAGAGAAAGCTGAGATGGGACTTCCGGAGCCTCCAGAAGTTCGAATCCAGAGCCAAAGACATCCTGAAGCGGCACGAGATCTTCAAGCCTGGCATGGGCATCCACGCCGGTTTCGTGCTCGGGAACTATCTCAAGATAGCTGACGTTCTGGAAGCTGCCGTAGCCGCTGCATGTGGTATTGATGGGCTAGGAAAAAATGACAGCCCAAGCGAAGCAGCCTTAGCCATCCAGGGGTATCTCGACCGGGGCGGAAGCCTGGAAAGCCTGACCAGAGAAGTATATCATTCCTATCTGGTTGTGAATGACCCTTCTTCGATTGCGGTCTGGCAAGAGAACATTGCCAGAGAGGAAGAGACTATCAGGATCAACAAGGAGAAGGCCGAGGCGAAACTGGAAGTTGCCCGGCTGGAGCTTGCGGACGATCTGAAGAAGATAGCGACCTTCCAGAAACTTTCTGGCAGCGAGCCACAAGGATAGGGCTGGTCGAGCTGGGGCTGGATCCAGAAACTTTTTTGGGACTCACCGTAAACGAGCTTAACGCCCTGGCAGCCCACAAGAAGAAAGAAGATGCCAGACAAGACCGTCTGGCGGCGTTCGCGGGCTATTCTGCTGCCGCGGGGGTGGCTAAGTGGTTCACGGAAGGCCTGCCGTCATTCCGGGAGTTCTATGTGGTCCCTGGAGAGCCGAAAGAGAGAAAGCCTTCTCTCCAGGACCACATCCAGATGATGAAGGATGTGGGGGAGGGGGGGCCGCCTATTCCTCCAGCCATACAAGACTGATGATCGTGCCGGTCCCAATACACACGTCAAATGGGTATTCCCTATCGACGCTATGTGTTCCACTTCCTAGAAGTGAACAGTTCAGGCAGATCAAGCCGTCCTTTATGTCTGTGATCACTCCTTCATAACTGAATGATGCACTGGTCATCACGCCACTAACCCGCACAAAATCGCCAGGCACCGGCACTCTCGCCTGGGCGGCCCCAACCCCAAGACAGATTAACAGAATTATTGCTATTATTTTCTTCATGCAGTTTGCTTAGCTTTTTCGAATATAAATATTTGAGGTTCCATGACTGAGGTAGGCAGAGCGACCGTTATCATAGACGCCGACGATTCCCGGCTCAAGACCAGTCTAGCGAAAGCTCAGCAGGATACCGCCGCCGGCGTGGCTGGCATTGAGCAGAACCTTCGCGGCCAGCTGGGGGCAGGCTTAACCGGCTCTCTCTCGGGCGGAAACTGGAAGAATGCTGGGAAGGCCCTGGGAGCCGATCTGGTCCAAGGCATCACCGCTCCTCTGGGGGCACTCGGGAACGTGGCAGGCAGCGCTGCTCTGGCCATGGGACCGGTGGGGATCGCTGCAGTGGCTGGCGTAGCTGCTGCAGGAGCCCTTGGTGCCGCCTCGTCCCGTGCCGCTATGGAATGGGAAGCTGGCATGGCCCAGATTTCCAAGACCACCGGGATCGAGAAGGGGACGGAAGCCTTCAATGAACTGGATTCGAGCCTCACGAACCTGTATTCCCGGATGCCTACGACAGTTGCCGAAATACAGAGCGTTGCGGCAGCAGCAGGATCACTTGGTATCGAGAAAGACTCAATCGCCGGGTTCACCGAAGTAGCCCTCCAGATGGGTTCGGCCTTCGATATGCCTGCCGAGGAAGCAGCTACCGCCATCGGCAAGATCAAAGGGCAGCTCAAGAGCCTGCCGGAAGGAGTCCAAGATTCTTCAGAATTCGCCCGGCAGTTTGGGTCCGCGGTGGACTACGTCGGGAACAATTTCAATGCCACAGAGAAGGATGTCCTCGACTTCTCGACCAGAGTCGCGGGCTCAATGTCTTCTCTTGGAGCTGGGGCCTATGAAGTGGCTGGCTGGGGCGGGATGCTCAGCTCTGTGTTCCCATCGGCTGAGCGGGCTGCAGGAAGCTTCGATGCCCTGCTAAACCAGCTCACCACCAACGAAAAGTCTCAGGCCGAAGCAGCATCTCTCCTGGGGATGTCCACAGAAGAGTTCATGCAGGCCATGAGTACCGATCCCTCCGACACTATCCTGAGGATCGGCTCCGCCCTGGAAGGCCTGCCTGCTGAAAAGCTCCTGACCACCGCCAAGACCCTGGGCGGCTCGTACGGCATGGACGCCCTGGTCAAGATGGTCGGCCATACCGACGAATGGCGGCAGTCCATCGAGGATACGGTCGAGGCTGGCAAGAAAGGAGAGTCGATAGGGGAATCTTTCGAAGCCGGTGCGGACAACATGAAGTCCTCGCTCCAGGTTCTCAAGAACTCATTCAACGCCATCCTGAAGGACATCGGCGGCCCCATCAACGCGGCTCTTTCCCCCATGATCTCCTCTGTGGCCGGATCGCTCAATGCCGTCCGGCAGATAGGCGAGAACCTGTGGGAGCCCATGACGGCAGGCCTTGGGCCGCTCATCACCGGAATCACACAGGTCACCGGCATGATAGGCACCATGGGCGGTATGAACCTGAGCGTCCTGGTGTCCGGAACCAGTGCCCTTAACACCGCTTTCCGGACCGGCAAAGCCTATGTTGAGGCCTTCAAGGAAGAGATCCTGGCCACGATCACCAGCTCATCACAGTTCCAAGCTCTTGCGGGTGCTCTCGACAGCATCAAGAGCAAGCTGTCCGAGGTCGGCGCCTTCTGGGGAGATATTTTCGGCGACATTGTCGACGGCCTGGCGAACGCCATCCCCACGGCGGTATCCGGGGCGGTCAATGCCCTGGGATCTTTGGCTAGCCAGGGATTGAACAAAATCGGCTTAGGCGGCCTGGCAGAAGGAGCTTCTAGCCTGTTTGGGGATGTAACGGCTTTCCTCGATCGGGTATCCGTGCGAGCAAAAGAAAAGCTCGGGATAGCCACCGAGGAAGCGGTCGAGACAGGCACCGAGAAGGGCATGGAAAGCGGCGCGTCCAATGCCGAAGACGGCATAGCATCGTCCGTAGAGCGGGCGGTGTCGGCTGGGGCCAGCAGCGGGTTCGCGGCTCAGAATGCATCCATGGATAGCGCGTATAAAGCTGCTGTCTCCTCTGGTGTATCGCCGCAAATCGCGGGATGGCAGCAATACGGCGGTGTCAACAGTTCTTGGGCTGAGCTCAATGACTTAATTGCGCTTGACAGGATAAATGCCCAAACCCGCAGCGTGAAAAAGGATACTGGCGACCTATACGCGGTCCAGGACGGTGTTCAGGTCCGGGTACATTATAACATAGACAAGAACGATACGCTGTACACTCTCTCCCTGAACGGCCAGAAGATGGCGGAAGACCGGTACACGTCACAAGAAGAAGCCATCGAGGATCTTTTCAAGCAAGCTGATTATCCGCTTTTAGAAAGCACCAGTTTAACGTTGCAAGGCAGAGGCGGCGACCTTGCAAAATTGCAGATGGACCAGCAGATCCAGCCTATCACCAATTTCATGGTTGATCGCTTCGGGGATATGGGGTCGCAGGCAAGCACCGCTCTAGGCGGCAGCCTGAAGACCGGCTTGGATTCGGTCAGCGCCTTCATGAAGAATACTTGGTACAACGATCTAGCCAACTTAGGGTCCGTGGCCGGATCTGTGATCGGCGGTGGCCTGGCGGAGATGGGTGCAAAGGCGAACTCCTCACTCGATAGCATCCAGAGCAAGACCAAGCAAGCTTCCGTGGGCTTCAATCAGCTTGAAAGCGCCATGAAGGACTGTACCGAAACCATGTCGGAGTTCGGACTCTGGCAAGCGCAGAATGCCGAAGAGCTTTTCCAGGGCTCGTACATCGGCGC